CGTGTTGATAATGGGCGCTGCTAAGAAGTCGATAGATGAGCGTGGCGTGAATAGCAATGCGGTTGCAAAGATTAAACACGCTTTGAATCACGACTTAACTACATTAGTTGGTAAGTTACAAGTATTAGAAGAAACGACTAAGAATGGTATTACTGGTATTTATTTTGAATCTAAGATAGCCAACACTACTTTGGGAAATGATACTCTTATCAATTACAAAGAGGGCATCTACGATAATCATTCAATAGGCTTTAAATACAATCAACTTTCATTAATTGAAGCGGAAAAGAATCCTGTTGCATGGAATGAGGTAGTAAGTAAATTGGTGAATCCAGAGGAAGCAGAAAAATACGGTTACTTATACCTAGTTAAAGAAATAAATCTATTTGAAGGTTCAACAGTTGCTTTCGGGGCAAACTCATTAACTCCATTCTTAGGGGTTAAAAGTGGTAACAAAGAATCAATTACATTAGCCTTAGTAAGTAAACTTAACCAGCTTGAAAGCACCGTTAAAAACGGTATGCAAAGCGATGAGATGTTAAGCACGTTTGAGTTGCAAATAAAACAATTCAAGCAAATATTAAAAGAGATTGAAGTAGCCGAAGTATTTGATAAGTCCACACTTTCAAAAGAAGTGCCGAATGAAGCGAAGCCAAGCGAAAAAATGAAGCAATTCGATATTAACTCAATTATTAAAAATCTAAATTTCTAAAAATGGAAGCGAATGAAAAAGCGTTAGTTGACGCAATCAATGCCGAAGTAGGCAAAAAACTAGATGCAGTTAAACAAGCATCACAAGATGAAATTACATCTTTGAAATCTGAATTAGAAGCTGTAAAAGCTGCTAAAGAAGAATTGAAAAACGAAGTAAATGGAGAGATTGTAAAATTAAAAGCGGCTAACGAAGTGGCATCTGTTAAAGCAGAATCTTACAAATCACTTGCTGACTTATTTGTTGATTCTTACAAAGAGATGTTGAAAGAAAACGGTAAGGACAAAATGAAGAAAAAAGGTTTTAGCGCTTCAATGGAAGTTAAAGCTGCTGGCACTATGACTACTGCTAACATCGATGCAGTTGGTACTTCTTCTATTCCTTATGAATTAGCTTCTTTCTCAACTGGTTTGGTAAGAACTCAAAGACGCAGACCATTTATTATCGACCTTACCAACTTCGGTAGAACAGATAAAATGTACGTTCAATGGGCTGAGATGGCTAACAACGACCCAGGCACTGCTGGTATGACTTCTGAGGGTTCAGCTAAAACTCAAGAAGATTTCGACGTTAATGAAAAATCGGCTAAGGTTGAAAAAGTAACGGCTTACACTAAAGTATCAATGGAGATGTTAGATGACGTAGCTTTCATGGAAGCTGAAATCAGAAATAACTTAATTGAACTTATCGCATTGAAAGCTGATGCTGGTGTATTAAGTGGTAACGGTACAACACCGAACTTGAATGGTATCATCACTCAAGCAACTACCTATGCTGCTGGTTCATTTGCTGGCACTTTCGGTACTTCTGCTAATAACTTCGATGTATTGCGTACTGCAATCAACCAAGTGGAGGCTGCTAACTACTTGCCTAGCGCAATCGTGTTACACCCAACAGATGCTACGTTCATGGAGTTGACTAAAGCGACTGATAATGGATATGTTGCACCATCTTTATTCGTGGTAAACAACGGTATCACTACTTTCGCTGGCATCCCTGTAATTAAAAATACTGGTGTAACTGCTGGTACTTTCTTACTAGGTGATTTCAACCAAGTAAATGTTAGAATGCGTCAAGATGCTACCATTTCAATGGGTCATGACGCGGACGACTTCACTAAAAACTTGATTACTATCTTAGCAGAAATGAGATTGGTTTGCTACATTCCATCTAACAGAACTGCTGCTTTGGTAACTGGTTCTTTCTCAACTGCAAAAACTGCGTTAAACGCATAGTTAATGGGGGAGGGTTCAGGCTCTCCCCTTTAATTTTAAAACTATAAAAATGGCTAAGAAAGTAAAAGAAGTAGAGGTTATTGAAGTTGAACAAGTTGCTGCTATTGCTGGCAACGTATCAATTAAAATAATCAAAGATACTCAACACCTTAAAAAAGGTGAAGTGTATAAAGAAAGCGGTGATATTGCTTCGTTGTTAGTAGCGAAAGGTATTGCTGAAATAATCTAAAAAAAACTTTTGTTTGTTTGTTTTGTTTGGGGTGGGCGGTAAAAAACCCACCTTTTTTTTAATAGATAAAGTATAAATTATGGCATCAATTTTAGTTAAAACAACTGACTTTACGGGTCTTTATTACATCGCTCAAACAACATACACGACTCCAATATTGCAAGCCTATATTGATGAGTTTGAAAAGACTTATATACGCAAATTATTAGGCTTAACGCTTGGTGATTTGTTTATCGCTACGGTAGTAAATAACGTGCCAGTTGGTGCAAGATACTTAGCAATCTACAATCCTTTAGCCATTCAAGTAAATGGAATTGAAACGGGCGTATATTTAAACGGGCAAAATTGGGTATCGGGTAGAATATACGAGAGCAGAGGAATGAAGGAAATATTAAAAGGTATTATCTATTGTCTTTATGTTCAGGGAACTCAATCGCATCACTCACAAAGTGGAGTGGCTAAGGCTACTGCCGATGTAAGCGCGGTGATGACGGGAGAGAATGCAGCGCGTATGGGCGAAATAAGACATAATGGTATCATTAGCGATTGGGAAGCTGTACAATACTACATTCAACAAAACATTGCAACTTATCCAGAGTTCGAGGGCTTTGAGCTTCAACCTAAATACAGCGCTATACTATGACGTATAAAACAGATATAATAGAATACCTTAGCGATGTTGTTGATGCTATCGATAAAACTGTGAACATCGTGAGCGCAACAACGCCTAGCGCTGGAATTCAAGAAATAACCGTTGATGATATAAAATGGATTCAACCAAGTATTGTACTTTCAATAGGTGGCAACGATTACACCGTAAGTTCGATTTCGGGCTGTGTAATTACGTTAATAGGTGCGAGTGCTATCGTGGTTAGTTCATTCACGTTGCCAACGGTTCACTTTTTTCATGGAACGGTTAAAGAAACGAACATCACTTTAACTAAAAGGCAATTTGATACACAGAAAACACCTTTGGTTTATTTGCTTGAAATATTCAGCGAAAGATTTAACGAAGATGTAGACGAGTTCGAGCGCGTGAGTGATTTGCGTTTATTCTTTCTTACTCATGCTAACTTTGAAGAGTGGGAAGTTGATGACTTCTATGCTAATTCAATTAAGCCAATGCAGCGCCTTACTCAACACTTTATCGACACGTTAAATAAACAAGTGAGGGTACAACAAATACGCGATTACGAGTTAACTAACCTTTCGAGGTTTGGCGTTTACGTAAACAATAAAGGATTTGAATCAACATTGTTTGAAGATAAATTGAGCGGTGTAGAATTGCGTATTTCGTTGGAATTAAGAAAGCCAACCGATTGCTCTGGTTGCTGCTAAAAAAAATTTGGCAATAAGAATATAAAGTAAATTTGAGTATTAAATAAAAACACTAATTTTTAAAAATTAAAACTATGGCAAATTGTTGCAGTCTTACAGTCGCAAATACAGGGTTTGGCTGTACCCCCATTATGGAAGTAGTGGAGAAATTCATTGAGGTTTCATACTTTAAAGAGGACGGAACTATCAACGAAATTGATTTGACAGATACGTTTAACTTAGCTTATTTTACCGCGCTTGTAAATAACGCTGATGAGAACTTACGTTGGTATCCATTGCCGTTCGTTAAGAATATGGTTGATGAGCGTGCTGATTCTGACTTTGAAACTTTCGATGACAAAACTAAAATTGAGCGTCAAGTTGGTATCCGTTCTGTTAAGACAATGATTACTACTTTAGGTAATAACGCTGGTGCGGTATCTCCGCAAATGGTTGGTAAAATCAACGACAAGAAATGTAAAGTTTCAGGTTTGTTTGGTATTACTAAATCTAAACAATTAGTAGGTGAAATGATTAATGATGGTTTCTTAGCACCAATTAGAATCGATAACGGTTCAATCTCTGCTAAATTAATAAAAACGGGTTCAGGTGCAGTTACTCAAAAAATCGACTTATCTTTTGACTGGCATTTAGACGTGCAAGATGAAAGATTGAGAACAATAGAGCCAAACGAAATGAGTACAGATATTTCTTTGTTGAACGGTTTGTTAGATGTTACTTCAACATATTCTGCAATCACGCAAACATCATTCAAAGCGACTTTAAAAACTCAATACGGTTCATATTTGAACCCTGTATTAGTTGAAGGTTTAGTTGCTGGTGATATGGCTCTTTACAATGTAACTGATAGTTCTCCAGTAACTATTACATCTATTGCTGAAAGCCCTGATGGAACATATCAAATCAACTTTGCTTCACAAACGGTTGCTGACGTGTTGAGATTAACCATAACTAAAGATGGTTACAACTTCGCAGCAGTAACAGCTAATACTATAACGGTAGCATAAATTTAGGGGAGGGCTTCGGCTCTCCCTTTTTAAAACTAAAACCATGGCAGCAGAAAACGAATTTGTAAAAGTTGGCGGTGTAACCTTCGCACTTTATGGTGTAGCTGGTTTAACTAAAGATGAATTTGTATCAATGTACAAAGGCACTCCTCAACTAACTGATGGCTTAGATAAGATTTGGGCTACATTAAAGGCGGAGTGCAAAGCGAAAGGTATCGTGTGGAAAGAAGATGCGTTAAAAGAAGCACCTGCAAACACAGACCTACAAATCAAGCCTAAGAAGAAAAAGAAAAGCGATAAGTAAACAATGAAGGCGTTGGCTGATTTGTTGAGAAAAATAATCGGCTTAGAAAGCAAAGCGGATAGATTGTTTATTGAAATATTGAAGGACAGCAACGTACAAGCGCAAATAATTGATTTCAATTTATCGCAAATGTACGAGGGAGGGATAGATAGCGAAGGTCGTTCTTTGGGGCAATATGCACAAATTACGGTTAGCTATTGGAAGCCATTAGCGCGAAGTTTAGGCAATGACGGGCGCACAGACCACATCACGTTAAAAGATACGGGAGAGTTTTACAAATCATTTAGAATAAAGATAGAAAATGACGGGTTCAAAATCACAGCCGACACCATCAAAGAAGATACGGATTTGGCGCAAATTTACCCCGATGTTGTTGGGCTTACTAAAGAGAGCAAGCAAATGGTTAGTGAACTTATTACACCGTACTTTATTGAGGCTATACGCAAAGAACTATTGGTGTAGCATTGAGGAAATGCCTATATATAACTGGTTCAAGTGGCACGAAGATAAAGACGATAAATGGATAAGTAAAAAAGGCAAAGCTGGTTTGCTCACTCCGTACTTTGGCAACAAGGTAATGACACAATTTATAGAGCGTTTTGGATTTAGTGAAACATTCATAAAGGCTTTAGA